ATTAAAATGTGGAAATCTATTTTTCATAAAACAATTGATAGTAAAACAGCAGAATCTTATTTATATTTACAATCAAAAGAGAATAAAAAGAAAAATAAAACTAGAAAAAATCAGAAAGGAGGATCAGCACCAATAGATTATACTCTACGTCCCGGACTTGATGGAACACATGGAAATTACTTACCATATGTAAGTTCTGGATTATCATTCTATAATGATATTAATAAGATTGGCATGGATGCTGATTGTGGTAAAGTTGATATAACCCCAACGATACCTCAAGATATGGGTAGTACAGCAAATAAAATAGGAGGTGCTTCACTTACAGAATTAATATCTCAAAGACCTATTTCATCTACAGTTCCACCTTCGATACTACAAGATGCTCAGTCACAAATGATGGGGACTAAACTACCAGATTCTCCAAATCCTTTAGTAATTTCATCATATGTAAAATAAAGATATAAGATTCCTAATATTGTAATAGGTCTGTTATTATGGATTCAAGAGTCTATGCTGAAAAATTATTACAAAAATATTTCAAAACATTTGATTATCCTTATACCCATCATCAAATTAATAGTTATGATAATTTTATTTCAAAAGATATTCCTGCTATTATAAAAGCATCGAATCCGATATTAATTTTAGAAGAAAAAATTGGTAGCATTAGTAATGCTAATGCTAATGCTAATGCTACGGATGAATATGCTTATAAAGTAGAAATATTTATAGGAGGATTAAAAGGAGATGCTTTTAGTATAGGAACACCAACAATATCATTAAAAGAAAATAATGAAATTCGATGTTTATATCCGAATGAAGCGAGACTACGAAATCTTTCATATTCATCAACAGTAGAAACAGATATTCTAGTTCGTATTACATTTACAAGACCAGTTGGAAATAAATTAGAGCAAACAGTAGTATTATTAGATCCAAAAGATAAACAATATGATTATTTATCGAGAATTCCATTATTTCAGATTCCAATAATGGTTCATTCAAGATATTGTTTATTACATGATAAACCTAATATATTTTTAAGAGAAGTAGGAGAATGTCCTTATGATTATGGTGGATATTTTATAATAGATGGATCTGAAAAGGTTCTTATTACAAGACAAGAACAAGCATTTAATACATTATATGTGACAAAACAAGAAAAAGATCCAAAAATAGATGTATATGCTTCAATTCAATGTTTAAATCCTCAAACAAGGCAAGTAAAACGAATTGCTTTTACATTTTTAAAGCAAACAAATACAATTGAAGTAAATATTCCTTTTGTGAGAAAAGCAATACCAGTATTTGTTTTATTTAGAGCATTAGGAGTTCAGAGTGATGAAGATATTATAAGATTAATATTTCCAAATCCAGATGATATTGAAACAAAAGTATTAGGGCCTTTATTACATGAAACTGTATTAGATGCTTATCCTTTTGTAGATACGTATTCAGCAATTCAATATATTAAAGTTTTAACAAAAGGTTTTTCAGAAGCACATGTATATAATATATTATATAATCAAGTATTTATTCATGTTGAAAATAAACCAATGAATAAGGCAATATTTTTAGCAGAATGTGTGAAAAAAATTCTTCGTGTTCAAGCAAATATTGATACAAATACAGATAGAGATGATATAAGAAATCAAAGATGTTTGACATCAGGTTTTTTAACACGTATGTTATTTCAAAATTCTTATACACAATGGGTAAAACAAGTATCACGTTCTATAGAAAAGGAATATAAATATAATACAACAATTTATGAAGGTCAGAATTTTCTAAATATATTTTTACCAGGAAATATAAATACAATATTTCAATTAGGTTTTATTACATCGGGAATAAATCGTGGATTCAAAGGTAAATGGAGTTCTGGTGTAGGAGAGGAAAAATCGGGTGTGTTACAGCCATTATCAAGATTATCATATTTAGATTTTTTATCACATTGTCGTCGTGTGGTATTAGATTTTGATACTGGAATGAAATTAGTAGGGCCAAGAAGACTTCATACAAGTCAATTTGGATATTTCTGTACATCTGAAACTCCTGGAGGTTCTAGTATTGGAATTACTAAAAATCTTTCTGTATTAACTGCTATAAGTATTGTGATGGATCCAACATTATTTATAGAATGGTTATACAATAAAATGGAAGTTATAGAATCAAATGATTTGACATTTTTAATGATGAAAGTAGCAGTGCCAGTATATGTAAATTCTGGAATTGTAGGATTTTGTTTAAAACCTTTTAAACTAGTAGAAGTATGTAAACTTCTAAAACATACTGGATGCTTACCAGTATATAGTTCTATTATTTTTAATATAAGAGAAAGAAAAGTAAGTTTTCAATTTGATGAAGGAAGACCAGTTAGACCATTGGTTATTGTAGAAAATGGTAAATATCCATATGAAAGAATTGAAAAAGCAACAAATTGGAGAGATTTAGTAATGGGAAATTTAGAATTCACAAAAGATCTATCAATACCAAGTTCTATATTTAGAGATCCTTTAGTGAATGCGAATAAGGCATCATATGATGATTATATTAAATTGTTAAAACCATATGAAGGAGTTATAGAATATGTAGATCCATATGAAGGTAATGAATCATTTATTGCGATGTATCCAGAAAATCTAACACAAGAAACAACTCATGTAGAAATTCATCCATCGACAATGTTAGGACTTTTAACATCAATGATTCCATTTCCAAATCATAATCAATCTCCAAGAAATCAACTTTCATGTTCTCAATCGAAGCAAGGAGTTTCTATTTTTTCAACAAATTATAAAAATAGATTTGATAATCAAACACATATATTATGTTATGGAGAAGCACCATTAGTAAGAAGTTTATATTATGATTATGCTGCTGATGGAAATATAGGATATGGACACAATTTAACATTAGCAATAGGATCTTTTTCTGGATATAATCAAGATGATGGTATTGTATTTAATGCTGATTCTATAGCAAGAGGAATGTTTCGTAATATGACATTTAGATCATATGAGGGTTTTGAAGAAGATGATGATAGAGCACATACAAAAACAAGAATTGCGAATCCTGCGAATATACCAGGATGGACAAATTTAAAACCTGGAGTAAATTATAGGGGTCTAGATGAAAGAGGAATTATTAAGAAAGGAGAATATGTAGATGAAAATACAGTTCTAATAGGTCGTTATATACAGTCAATGGGAGGAGATAATAATATGAAAGATGCTTCAGTAACAGCCCAAGTATGGACATCTGGTGTTGTAGAAGAGGTTGTAGTGACAGTAAATAATAAAGGATTATCATTAGTAAAGATTCGTATTATACAAGATAGAATCCCAGAACTGGGGGATAAATTTTGTTTAACAGATGACCATGATGTTTTAACCAAGAATAGAGGATGGGTATCAATTAATAAAATAACACTTGATGATGAAGTGGCCCAATTAAATAAAGAAAAATCTATTATGGAGTATGTAAAACCAAATGAAACATTTGTATTTGATTGTAATAATGAAGAATTATATGAAGTTGAATCTCAAGGTATATCATTAAAAACGACAATGAATCATAGAATGTGGATACAAGAAAGAAATTCTGATACTTATGATTTAATTGAAGCATCTAAAATTATTGGAAAAAGAGTGAGATATCAATCTGATGCTCCAATTAATAATTTAGAAAATGATATTATAATTGAAAATTATACATTTAATAAAGGTGAGAAAGCAAATGCTTGGCTAGAATTCTTTGGAATATGGATTGCTGAAGGATGGACTTACATTAAAGAAAAAGACTATATTAATAGAGTTGAAATTGCTGCGAATAAAACCAGAGTATATAATAAATTAAAAGAATCTTGTGATATACTAAACTGGAATTATTCTTATAATGATAAGATATCTAAATTTTATGTAAATGAAAAAGATATTACTGTATATCTAGATACATTAAGTGTTGGTGCTATAAATAAATATTTACCAAGATGGATTTTTGATTTATCAATAGAGCAATCAAGAAAATTATTAAATGGATTATGTTTGGGCGATGGTCATGAAACAGATACATCATTACATTATTTTACTTCTTCAAAAGAATTAAAGGATAATATACAGCAATTAGTCCAGCATTGTGGATACACTTCTTATGCTACTATTCGTTATGAAAAAGGATGGGTATCACCTACATTAAATAAAAATGGTAAAGAAATTAAAGCAAATGCTGATGCTTGGATGATTGGTATAAGAAAGTCAAGATTAAGACCTACAATTAATCATGGACATTCTAAGCAACAGAATGGGCAAAAAGAAGTTGTTGAAAGATATACTGGTAAAGTATATTGCCTAAGTGTTCCATCAGAAGTATTTTTAGTAAGAAGAAATGGGAGAATTGTATTTACTGGTAATAGTAACAGACATGGTCAGAAAGGAACAATAGGAATGTTAATTAAAGGAGTAGATATGCCAAGAAATTCTCAAGGAATTGCGCCAGATATGATAATGAATCCTCATGCGATTCCATCACGCATGACAATCGCACAATTATTAGAAATGCTATTAGGAAAAGCATGTCCATATTCTGGAACAATAGGAGATGCTACAGCATTTATGAATGAAACAAATGTAGTAGATGATATTGGAAATGTATTACAAAATCAATATGGATTACAAAAATATGGAGAAGAAATTCTTTACGATGGAACAACTGGATCAATGATACCATCATCTATTTTTGTTGGAAATTGTTATACAATGAGATTAAAACATATGGTAGAAGATAAATGGAATGCTCGTGGTCAAGGAAGAAGAGAACAAAGAACACATCAGCCGACGGGAGGAAGAGGAAATCAAGGAGGATTGCGGATAGGTGAGATGGAAAGAGATGCTTTATTAGGTCATGGTATTACAAACTTTATACAAGAATCATATATGAAACGTTCTGATGGTACAATAATAACAATATGTAATGGATGTGGAACAGTACCAATATATAATGAAAAAACAAATTTATATTTATGTTCATTATGTGATGGTCCAGTTCAATTTGTAGGAGAATCAGTGAAGAATTTTGAGATTTTACCAACATTGAAGAGAAGTGTAGTATCATTTAGTAAGATTGAAATACCATATTCTCTAGAGGTTCTTAATAAAGAATTAACTACATATATGAATATTGGATTACGATATTTAACAGCAAAGGATATACGTCATCTTCGTACAACAAAGATGCGAGGATTGAAAGAAGAAGAAATAAAAGAATTATTAACAATGGAATTAAAACCTCGTGTATTCAATGATACGGTAACACCAGAAATTAGAGAAGAACAACCTGAAATAACGGTAACAGAAGAACAAAAAGAATTATTAGGACAAGAGAAACAAGTTATAGAAGAAGAAGTAATAACAAAAGAAATAACACCATCATTAGCAGAAGCTCAGAAAAGTTTAGAAGAATTAATTCAAGAAAATGAAGATGATGATATTGAGGATATACAATTAAATAGTAATAGTGAAAATGTATCAACACTGCCACCTCCTTCAATTATTATGTCACAGCCACAACAACAATATGTATTAATGCCTTTAACAACAGTTCAACCAGTACAAACATTACAAGCAATACAATCACAAGTTCCAAATACTCAACCTACTCTTATAGTGGATACAAGTGATCAAGCAATGGAAGCACAAGGAATAAGAACAATAAAAGAAGAAATAAATCCAAAATCAATATTAAAAAGATCAAATTCACCTTCTAGATTTAATTCATCTAGAAGATCACCATCACCATCACCATCAGGATCATTTAGTGTGAATAAATTAGATTCAGATATATCAGAAGCATCATCAGTTCCAACAAATACAAAGATAAATATTGTAAAAGAAGGATCATAATCTATTAATTTTTATGACTGATCTCACATATAGATCTATTAATTTTTTTATTAAATGAAAAAATTGATTTAAAAATAAATTATAATCACTATTAGTTAAAATGAATGCGGAAGTATTTGATGTATTATTTCGTAGTCGTAAAACACTATTAAATATTCTTCAAGCAAAGGGATATGATATTAGTCCTTATGAAAAGTTTGGTCCATGGGAAATTGAGGCGATGATTATTAATGAGAAGAAAAATGCTTTAGGAATGAATTTAAAGAAATTAGAGAAAAATTCCAAAGATCAAATTCAAAATTGTATAGTAACTTATAGGTTGAATCGTCTAAAACAGAGTATTCCGACATTTCTAGCACAATATACAAGTGAAGAATCTGAATTATATATTTCAGATCCTGAAGCAACAGAAATGTATGTAATACTTATAGAGCCTGTAAATACAGTGGAAGTATTTCATGCTGCTTCATTAAATATGTTAAATAGAAATAAACTCCATATATATTTCTTTCAAGCACATAGTTTAGTAAATAATCCTCAAGATCATATTTTAGTACCAAAACATTCATTAATGAATAAAGAAGAAATTTCTGCTCTAAAAAAGAAATTAAATATCCAAACAATTTCAAATCTTCCATTTATTCGTTATCATCAAGATATTCAAGCACGTCTTATTGGAGCAATTCCCGGTGATGTAATTCAAGTAACAAGGCCAAGTCCATCTGCTGGTATAGAAACAGTTTATAGGGTTTGTGTTCCTTAAATTAGATGGCGTTGTTATGTAGTGATTATTCAACTGCGGTATGTAGCATTGCAGATATAGCAAGTGATATAGAAACATTAAGAAGTGCTTATGATACAAATTCTCAAACATTTACAAGTGTTCAGAGATCAGCAATAGTTTCAATAGTGGATAATCTACAGAAAAGAGTAAATGATAATCCAGCAACAGATCTTCAAAATACGAATGATAGTATATTATATATAGAAGATGAAATAAAAAAAGCAAAAGAAGATTTAACAATATCACAAGATCGTGTAAAAACAATTCGTAATCCAGATACTTCACAAAGTTATTATGAAAGTTGGTTCCCGATCAATCGTCCATTACGAAATTCAACAATGATAATTGCTCTTGCTTTTGGAATATTTTTTTTCTTTTTTTTCTTTTTAATAAGTTTAAATTCATTTGGATTTGAATTTATTATGAATATAACTTGGGCAAATCCGGAGACTTATGCTAA